TATGCTGGGCGCAACCTTCAAATTGACCGCAAACGGTGCCAAAGTGCTTTAAAGCAGAACAAAAAGCCCCCGGAGAACTTTTTGCGGTTCTCCGGGGGCTGATTTTACGCGTTATAAAACATAGATACGTCTGTTATTCTCAGATAGAAATCGTATTGCAAAGATTCTTTTGTACGAAAAATCTATCGCATCATCGCCTGTTCCTCTCCGCCTCTGTACAATTGATGCACAATCATCGAACCTCATTTTACGTTCCTGCGCGTTTCTTTAATTCTATGTCGCAATCGTCCATCTTCCGAAAAAAATGTTGATTTTCCACCGCCACATCAAAACTACATCTTGCATCCTCAGCCCATCGCTCCCATGGACTATTCGCACGCAAAAAAAAAAAAAAAAGAAAATACCCTGTAAAAACCGCCCGCAGGCAGCCTACAGGGTATTCTCCCATGAGCCCTACGTCATCCGCCAGAATATCATCCTGACCAGAATCCAACTTCAGGCTCCATTTTGATTACTTCCTGGCGTTGTTTTCCGCCCTCAGCCGTGCAAACAGTTCGTCTGCCTCGATGGCCTCCTTGGTGAAGGAGTTGTTCTTCCACCAGTTGATAATGGCCACCACAACGGTGATAAGGGTGCTGACCAGTTGCTGGAGCTGCTCGTTGTCAATGGGCAGCGGGCTCTTGTTGAACGAAGCCAGCAGGCTGTTCAGCAGCGCCACGATCAGGCAGATGGTTCTCGCCCAGGTCGCGGCGCTCGCATTGGTATATTTCTCCATTTTGAAGTCCTCCTGTTCAGGCTGTGTGATCTTCCCTCAGCGGCAGTGCCTCCATCCGCTCGTATAGGTTCGTGCCGGTGCCGTTGCCTTTCAGTTCGTGGTACGCCTCGTATACAAGCCCCACGTTGGTCAGCCCTTCCGAGTCAACATACCCTTGCTGGATGTAGTACCGGCAGCTCTGGTAGAGTCTGTCGTGGAGCAGAGCCTTCACCGCTTTTTTCAGTGCCTTCTGCTCCTGGATGGTGGCGTAGAGCGTTCTCCCCGCCCATCCCAGTGCCGCCGCGATGATCAGGGAGACCACCTCGTTGAAATGGGTCATGATAAAGCTTTCCGTGGGGTTCACGCTCCCTTCACGCTTGTCAGACCCGCTTTTACAATGATACTCGGGTAATCCTTGTAGACATGGTTCATGTCCACCACGCCGCTCACACCAGTCACCTTGCCCTTGGAGCTGTACTGCCACATACCGTGCTTGCGGGTCGGCCGCTTGTTCCGGTAGTCCGCCAGCCATAGGTCAAAGTCATTCAGCTGCCACATGTTCAGGTTGTAGTCGGCAAAGTTCGAGTAGGTGTACAGGATCGCGTACAGCCCCCACTTTTCGATCTCCCTGAGCTCCATTTTGACAAGTTTCGTCAACTCGGCTGCGGGCAGACTTTTCAGACGGGGGTCCTCCACGTCCATAGCAATGGGCAGCTCAAAGCTCTTTCCTTCCAGGCATGTCTTGAGCAGGTTCAGCTCCTTCTTTGCCATGCCTTCCGTTACCGCAACGGTGTAAGTATATACGCCAACTGGCAAACCCACAGATTTGGCCCCGGCATAGTTCGCTTCAAAGCACGGATCGACGTAGAGCTGCCCGCTCTTGGTGGAAACTGCACGGATCATCACGCCACCTACTTTGCCGCTGGCCTTGACTTTTTTCCAGTCAATGGTTCCCTGCCAGCGGGAAACGTCGATGACATCAAGCATTCCCCTGCTCCTTCAGTTTCTCGGCCAGCTGGGTGCACAGCTTCTCGTACTCCTCTTCGGTCAGGCGGTCGTTGGCAAAGAAGATATCCAGCTTCCGCTGCATCCCGTTTGTCTTGCCGCGTTCGATCAGGCGTGCACAGGTGTTGTAGAGTTCCATTTTGAGTCCTTTCTGCTCACGTTCTGCATGAGCCATCTTAATGTAAAAAATCGCTCATCAGCATTCCTTTTCAGTGTGCCAATAAGCGAAACGATACAAATGGGCTGACCTGACTCTTATTCCTCCGGCGTAACCCCCAGCTCCAACATGGTCAACCGGTACTCCTGATCCACCACCAGGCTGTCGGTGTCGGTTTGGGCGCTTTGCAGGGCGGCCAGTGTTTCGGGCAGGGTGTCTACGGCTTTCTGCTTTGCCGCTGCCTTCTGCTGCGCCGCTTCCTGTGCAGCCAGCTCTTCGGCGGTCGGCGGCTGTGGGACTTCCCCGTATTCGTACACCTCGTACTCCGCTCCGCATAGCCGGATGCCCCAGTAAGCTTCCCCGGGCTGTGCATTTTGGTTGTGTGCGTTTACCGCAGCCTCGATCGCGCTGTAATCTGCCGGGGTGCCGTCGGTCTCGGTCGGTACCGTGTACCCGGGGCGGATCGCTGTTTCTTCCATTTTGAGATCTCCTTTCCGGGTGCTCAGTTAATATAGTTTCTGGAGGCCCATAAAAAGGTAACCGTTGTCACCAGCGTGTTCAGCGGCAGCACGATGCATGGGCGCAGACCGTACGAGTCCTCTCTGTGGCGGCCTGTACTGGAGAAACTTCCATCCGCATAAAACGTGTACATATAGTTGCCGTTGTAGCTTCGCTTGGAGCGTGTCCAGTATTCAGTGTCTGCTTTTCGTTTGTCGGTGGCAGTAGTCGTGTAGTCGAAGTAGTCCAGCTTTGCACCCTCCTGCGCCATCAGGCCATCTACGCCCTGCCAGGTGTAAACACCCATCTCGACCGCGGAAAGCAGAAAGCACTTTCTCGAAAGGCCGTTCGAGCCGGAGGAAACATTGGCCGAACTGTAATCTGCCTGCTTCACGTAGGGCAGATGCACAGTCATCAGGCGGTTTGCTACACTGGACTCGATATTTCCGCCCGGGTAGTTGACACACCAATTGTCCAGTGCCCACCCTTCGTAACCGTAGATGTAACTGCCACTGATAGAAGTGGATGCTGCAATGTTCGTCCTCCAGAGCCATGCGCCGTTGGCCGTGCTGTCGTACAACCCGCCGCCCGGAACGCCCTTGTGGATCAGCTTATACCAGTAGGTCATGCCGCTCGGGTCTGCAATGCCAAATTCCGTCCCCAATGCAAAGGAGCTGATGGGATTGCCACCGTCATAGAACTTCTTGGCCACGCCGTCCACGCCGATATAGCCCTTATGTACTGGCCTTGCGGTACCGCCCACGCCGGTGTAGATTTTGGAGACCGACTTGGCACTTCCGCCGATTCCGGTATAAATTGCCATGTTTCGTCCTCCTTATGCGTACACCAGCAGGATAGAGCCGGTTGCAAGGCTGCTTCCCGCACCGGGGTCACTGGTTTGGGAGGTGATGGTGGTCACACCAAGCCAGCTCTGCAAAACAGCCTTGCTGACATCCTTGATCTTCGTGCCGTTGTCCGTATAACCAGCAATGTGGATCAGGTTCGACGTGTTAAGGCCGTCGCCCGCATAACCGATTTTAATGGCATTGCCCGAGTTGTTATAGTCAGTGACCCCACCATCCAGCGAACCAATGAATTTGTTGGCCCTGACATTTGCAAAAGCGCCGCTTCCTCGACCGTCATTAAACCGATACTCATCAATGGTGCTGTCTCGGTATCCCCAGTAGACAGTTTTGTCTTTCGGGGTGCCAACAAAATTCACTTCATTATTTTGCTCGAACGCCAATTTTGAGTGGTTATGCTCACTCGGTGGAAACGTACTCGGTTTATCCGTCACGGAATTCCAGTCGGTCTTGATGCTTTTGAACTTGTCGCCCACGGTCTTTGCGTCCGCGGGTGCGCCGTCAATGGTCAGGGTCTTGTCGGTGTTCACCACCTTCTTGGCCGCTTCCACCAGTTGACGGGCTTCGTTCTCGCTGGCTTTGGCGTTTCCTTCGCTGGTTTTCGCGTTCCCCTCGCTGGTCTTGGCCTTCCCTGCGCTTGCTTCGGCTTCCTTGGCCTTGGCGGTGCAGGTGGCCACGCTGGTCCCCATGCTGTCGGCGCTGGCTTTCGCGTTGGCCTCGCTGGTCTTGGCGTTGGCAGCGCTGGTGGCTGCCTTTGTTTCGCTGCTCTTGGCATTGGTCTCGCTGGTCTTCGCGTTGGTCTCCGAGGTCTTGGCCGCATTCTCGCTTGCCTTGGCGTTGGTCTCCGAGGTCTTCGCCTTGGTCTCCGATGTCTTGGCCGCATTCTCGCTTGCCTTGGCGTTGGTCTCGCTGGTCTTTGCCGCACTGGCCGAACCTGCCGCCGCAGAAGCAGAGGATGCCGCAGCGTTCTCACTGGCCTTGGCCGCGTTCTCACTTGCTTTGGCGTTGGTCTCGCTCACCTTGGCAGCATCCTGGCTTGCCTTTGCCGCATCCCGTGCCGCTTCGGCCTGACGGAGCAGCTCTTTGATGTTGGCGATGCTCTGGTTCACAAAGTCCCGGGTCCACTCCATCGAGCTGGCGATGTATTCACGGACTTCCCGGCCGTAGATCGCCTTCCGGATGCCCGTAATGATCGCATCAAAATCCATTCCTATTCTCAACCTCCTCCATTTTGAGCCCTTACGAATTGCTCAGGTTGCCCAGCAGCTGGTTCAGGAAACTGATGATCGCCTGTGCGATCGTCCATACGCTGTCCATGGCCTGCTTCTGCACCTGCTGTTTGGTCAGCTTCTCGGGGGTCAGACCAAAGGTGAACTGCTTCTCGTTGGGTGCATCCAGCGGCAGCTTCAGCTTGGTGCACACCAGCCACTTGTCGATCTCGTGGGGGCTGGAGATGATGTGGGTCTTGATCAGAAATCCCAGTCGGTCATTGCTTTCCCCGCTGTCCACCCGGTCGTAAGCGGTCAGGGTCATCACAGGCTCGATGTTCTGCTTGTACCCCTTCAGCTCGGTCTGTGCTTCTTTGCGCAGGTTGTCGTTGTTCGTGTTGCCATCGACCTGGATGCACTTCTCAATGATGCCGTACTTTGCTTCTGCCGCCTCGTCCCGCACTGTTTCCGAGATCGCGCTCACTGTGGTCGTCTTGAAGATCCACCATCCGCTGGTGGTCGTCTGGGTGCCGTATGCGGTCACACGGGTCACCACGTCGCTGGACATCTGCTCCACATAGCTGAAATCCAGCAGGTTCACGCCATATTCAATGGTCTGTGTCGTGGTGGCATCCGTTTCCACGAGGTAATCGATGTACACCCGCCATACCGCAGTGCCGTTGTCTGCCCGCACGATCCGTGTCCGCAGGTATCCGTCGTATTCTTCCAGCAAAAAGGTGTTCAGCAGGCTCCACTGGCTCTCGAACAGGGTTCCCTTGCTGGAGGTGTCGATGGTGCGCCCGGGCTGGATGTTCACCTTCCCGATGCCAAAGGTCCCGTAAGGCCCCTGATAGTAGTCCTTCAGGGCCTGCGTTGCAAGGTAGAAGATGCTGTTGGAGGGCACGCTCGACCACTGCTCCAGCGGGTTGTCGGTGGTCAGGTAGTAGGTTCCGCCATTCACTTTCGGCACAAATCGCTGGAGATATCCCAGCACGCCCTCGGCATACAGCTTGTAGCTCAGGTCGAACAGCTTTTCCGTCTCGGTCACGTAACCCAGCCAGATCGGTTTGCCGTCCTCTTCCACCACCAGCCACGTTTTCTCGTACTTCAGGGTGGTGTACACGGGGTTCTTGTAGCTGCCGAATGCCGTGTTGATCTGGTATGGAATGGTCGCCTCAAAGCTGCCGAACTCGTTTTTGGCCAGGTTCAGCACCGGGTCTTCGAGAAAACGGTTGGAAACGCTTCCCTCTATCGTGTCGCCCTGGGAATCAAAGATGCACTCCCGGGTGTCCCACTGGAACCCCAGAGCGCTTGTGCCGTTAAAGGTCTCCGTCTTCTTTGAGATGGTTCCCGCATAAACTTGATATCCGATGGCTCCTCCCTCCTTTCTGCATCCATTTTGAAATTTCGTAAAGCTGACGGAGAGGTTTATAGATACGCTGGCTGGTAATACAGGTTGAGCGTTCCCTCACCCGCCATCAGGCCAGCCACCCGCACTTCGTACACGTCATATCGCAGATCGTTGTCGATCAGGCCGATGTCCACCTTTCCCGCGCTTTCGCTCAGTTGGGCCGGGATGGGCGATTCCATCACCGCCGGAAGTCCCAGCTCTTTTGCCTTTTCGTAGGGGTAGGTCTGGCTCTTTGCCAGTGTAACCCCCACAAAACCGCCACCGGTCCATTTTGCTTGCAGCAGGCTCGGTTTTTCGCTGGGCGGCATCCGGAAGGTCTTGGTCTGGAGTGCCTTGATGGGGATGTCCTTGCAGTAGGGTACGGCCAGATCGGTCTCAAACCCAAAGGTATCCCACACCCAGTCCTCCTGAATGTTGTCGTACAGGAACTTGAACGGGTAAAGGCTGTAGGCAAAGGTCACGACGCTGTGTCCGTTCTTCTGCTTGATGCCACCGTTCACCCAGACACGCCCCAGATAAAAGAACGCCGGGTCATCCTCCAGCCGCACCCTGGTCTGTGCCGGGATCGAGTTGCTTTTCGCAAGCGCTCTGGAAAGATACTCCAGCGCTCCGGTTCCAACAGGGGTCGAAAGGTTCTGTCCCCGCCACTCGTCCGTGTCCAGATAAAACTCCCAGTTTCCCTCCCGGGCCTTGAACACCGGATAACCCGTCAGGCTCTTGGAAAGGTAGGTGGTTCCGTCTCGTCCGGGTACGTTCACGGAGAGGACTTTCTCCACCGGGGGAGCCACCACAGGCCGGGAAACCGGGATCATCTTCCAGTCATCCCAGGTGTTCTTGTCACCAATGGTGATGGAATGGTACATGGCTCCTCCTTAACTCAGCATGTCGGCAGGCGGCTGGAAGTCATAGGAGATGGTCAGCGTCACCCGTCCGTCGTTGCCGTTCTTGACGTTGCTGATCCAGCAGCGCCCTTTGTAGCTTCTCGTCTGCGCGGTGGAGAGCACGGTTCCGCCCAGCTCCATCCGCACCTCGCATTCTCTTCCCTGAATGATCCGCATCAGCCGGAAATAGGTGCTTGTCCAGTCACCTTCCCGGCTCGACCAGTCGGGGTAAAGCTGAATGCTCTGTTCGGTCTTGTCGGGGATGCCGCATCGCTCCCGTACATCGTCCATGGCGTGCCGTCCGTAGTCATCCCAGCTGGAATGTGGTACGCCGTCCGCCACATAATAAAAGTCCCAGCTCCCGGTCGAGTTCTGGAACACCCTCTTTCCCAGCGGAGCCTTTTCCGGCGTGCCGTGGTAGGAAGGAAAGTCCATCGTCTCATATTTTTCCTCAAAGGCATTGACATGCAGGGGGTTCAGGGGGACCAGGTTGAAGTCTCTCGTGCTGTATTCCCGGGAAGCCCCTGCGTTGTCATATACCTTAAAAATAAGCCCCGCAAATGTGGGGATCTGTGAGGAAAGCGCCGGGTCAGTTGCGCTCCGTCCCATCATCGGTTGTTCCTCCGGTTGATCTTCCCCAGCCCCTCGTCCACGTCGTTGATGATCTCACCCACCAGTTTCCTGCCGTTCATCTGAACCTTCATGTTGGCCACGGCCCGGGCAATGCTGTCGATGTGCTCGCCCAGTGCCTCCACGCTCGAAACGATGTCGGCGTTGGGGTTTGCCTTCTGGTCAACCTTGTTCGCCTCTTCCTGCTGGGCCTTGGTCACCTCGGCTCTGCGCACCACGTTGGCGGCAAGGCCTGCGGTGCGCTCTGCATTCAGGGCTACCGTGCCGTTCTGGAACAGGGTGTCGTTCAGCCAGTCCACTCCATTTTGAACGTCGCTCATGTCCACTACGGGCTGGATGCTGGGTTCATACTCGAAGTCGTCGCTGGCAATGTCGCCCACCCGCTGGGCCAGATCCATCATGGTGGAAAGGGCCGTGTCGCTCACGTCCTGTACGCCCTGCACCACGGAGTCGGTCTCGTCGGTAATGCCCTGCGCCAAACCAAGGCTCAGGTATTCGCCAATGCCCGCCATCACGCGGCTGGGGGAATGGATGCCAAAGAAGTCGCAGAATCCGTTCACGATGCTGCTGCCGAAGTCGCAGACGCCGTTCCACACCGCACCCGCCGCACCGGTAATGCCCTGCCATAGGCCGGAGACCAGGTTTCCGCCCACGTCCACCAGGCCCTTGAAGCCGTTGCTGATCCAGTCCCACAGGTGCGAGAAGGCATTCCCCAGCCAGTCAAAGAACCCGCTGAAGAAATCACCGATCTTGTCCCAGTTGGCGATCAGCAGTCCGCCGCCCGCAATGGCCGCGCCAATGAGCCAGCCTTCGGGGCCAATGGAGCCCAGCACGCTCACCAGAGTGCCGCCCAGTTCTCCCAGACCGCCCAGTAAGCCACCGGAGCCGGTGATCATCTCGCCGATGCTGCCAAGGCCGCCCAGTGCTTCTCCCAGCAGTCCCGTGCCGCCCGTGGCAGAGCCCAGCAGGCCGCTCATGTTGCCCAGGATGCTGCCAAGGTTCTTGGTCGCACCGGTCACCTTGACCACCTGTCCCATCACCTTCAGGGTACCGCCGCCCTGGGCCAGTTTGTTGAAGGTCAGCATGGTCTTGCCCAGATTCATCATTGTCTGGCCAAATTCGCTGCCCATAAAGTCCAGCACGGTGGTAATGCCGCCGGTCACTGCCCCGCCCCAGTCACCGCTCACAAGGGCGGTAATGGTGCCAAAGAGGTCGGTGATCACTTCGGTCACGCCGTCCTGGGTGGCCACCCCAAAGGCTCTGCTGAGCTTCGAGGCCATTTCCGGGGCGCTCTTCTGCACCTGTGCCCAGACGCTGTTGAAGCCCTCCTGAATGGGCCGCCAGTTCTTCGAGATGGAGTAACCCAGCTGCATCATCATCCGCTTGCCGGAGTCGTCCATCTCAAAGGCATCCGCCAGATTTTCCGCAAAGCCCACAAAGTTGTACTGTTCACTTTGCAGGTCTGCCAGTGCATCCAGTGCAGTCTCGCTGTTCTTGCCAAACCTCTTCACAGCCTCGTCGTACTTCAGCTGCTTGTTCGTTACCTTCTTCAGGCTGTAGCTCATGCTGTCCAGTGCTGTGCCCACGCCGATGATGGCGGTCATGGTGCCCTGGGTAGCGGCTTTCCGTGCCTGGGCGCTGTCGGCTCCGTATTGTTCCACCGCAGCCTTGTAAGCGTCCTCCCGGCCCGCAAGGTCCCCGTCGCCGTAGAGCTTGGCCAGCATGTTCTGCCGGTTGGTCACCAGCTTCTCCTGCTTTTCCAGGTAGGAGACCTTGCTGTCGTAGGCATCCAGCTGGGCCTGATTCAGCTCGTTGATGAGCTTCTGCTGTTCGGTCTGCGCCTCCAGATACTGCTGGTAGGCCGCCTGGGTCTTCTGGCTTGCCTCACCGAACTCGTTTTTGATGGCGATGTAGTCCTTCTCGGTGGCCAGCAGGATCTCCGCCTGGTTCTTGATCTTCCGGTTGATGTAGTCGATCTTCTTGTTGGACTTCTCGGTCACCTCGGCGCTGTCCTCGTACAGGGCACTCCAAAGTTCGTATTCGTCCTCCGCGGTCTTGGCATCGGTCTCGTACCGCTCCTGAATGACCTTCAGGATGCTGTCCTGCTTGCTTCTCTGAAGCTCCGCAAGGGTCTTCTGTTCGCTCAGCAGGGTACCGTAAGCGTCCTTCGTCTTGCTGTTGTTTGCGCCCACCTTGGCCAGCAGGGTGTCGTATTGGTCTTTCGCAATGGCCACCCGTTTGGTCTGGAGCTCGATCTCCCTTGTCAGACTCTCGGTCTTTTTGGTGATAAGCTCTTCCACCGTGGCCGTGTCACCGCCCGTCACTTCCCACAGCGCGTATTCGCCGGTGGCGTTGGACATCTCAGTCTTGTTGGCCTTCAGCTTGTCGGAGAATGCACTTGCCAGCGTGTCTGCCAGTGACTTGCCGGCCTTGGAGGCTTTGGACTTGGTGGTGCCGCCGCCCGCTCCGTCCAGTGCATCATCCACGGCGTTCTGGTACCAACTGCTCAGGATGCCGTATGGGTTCTTCAGATTCTTCTGCGCATCCGCATTTCCCTGTTTTGCGCCTGCAATCTCGGCCTTTGTTGCGTTCCGGCTGCTGCCTGCTCTCTTCATGCCTGTCTTTCCGGGGATCACAATGGTATCGTCCATGGCATCGCTGAAATCGTTCATCGCGCCGGACAGCCCATTTTGATGCAGCAGATTGCCGGGATGCAGACTGCTCTGCTTGAACGCGTCATAAAGTTCCGGCATCTTCTTCTGGATAGCAATAACGGTCTCGTCCATGGCCTGAAGGACGCCGTCTTTCATCACCAGTGCGCCAGAATAACTCGCCTGTCGCAGTTCGTCCTGTTTCGTCTTGTCACCAATGCCAAGGATCGCACCCTCAAGGATGTTCTCCGCGTCGCTGGCTGCAACGTCACTGGGCGAATGGATGCCCCAGAAGGTGGTGAAGACATTCCGGATGGAGGTCGCCGCGTGCAGCATGTTGGCCTTGGCCTGCGCCAGTGCACTGGGGTCTGCAATACCCTGTGCCAATCCCAATGTGACATATTGGCCGATCTGCGCCATGACCTTGGACGTAGAATGGGTATCGAAGGCCGTTTTGCTGGTATCAATTACGGCGTTTGCAACCTCTTCGGAAGCGTCCGTCGCGTCTTTCTTGCCTTCGAGCTGGCCTTTTGCCACGCCTTCGCTTGCATTTTTGCCAACGCCTGTGAACAGCTGGTAAAATCCGGCCGTCACGGAATTACCATTCTTCAGTTCATCCAGAATATCTGCGAAAGGCAGTACAAAAGTCTGGGCCGAAACACCTTTGTCCTGTCCGCCCCAGTTTTTCGGATCAAGCGGATTGTGGTTTCCAGCCCATGTTGTAAACTTTGCCCATAGATCATTCAGTGCAGGCTCGATCTTTTCCCAGACATACGCTGTCAGGCTGACCACCGTATCAATAACAGTCGTTCCCAACACATACAATGCCCGGCCAATTGCCGGAGCTGCCAGAATGATTGCATCGCAGATGGCCTTGATGATCTTCGCAATGGAAGTCACCAGGCTGCTGGCAACCTCACCCAATCCCTCAAAAATACCAGCAATGAACTCAACCAGCATCCATGCCACGGCCTTAATGCCGTTCAAAAATACCTGGAAGTTCAGGCTATTCAGCAAACTCAGGCTGGATGCCAGATTACCGATGAACGTGGATGCCGAAGTCAGTGCCAGCAGTGCACCAAGGCTCAGTGCCAGCGCGCTCAGAGAAAGACTCAGTGCTACGATTACCGGAGTCACAGGAGCCAGGATCACTGCCGCACCGCCCATCACAGCAAACGCACCGATGAGTGTCAACAGCCCTTTGCCGATGGTCTCCCAGCTCAGATTACCCAGACCCTGCAATGCAGGAACCAGCAGATTCACTGCCGCGGCCATCATGGTCAGGCTGATTGCACTGCCGATGGTGCCTTTCGACAGATTCAGTGCCATTGCAAATGCTGCAAGGCCGCCCGCCACCGCAGTAAGCCCACGGCCAATGGATTCCCAGTCCATTTCACCGAATTTTGCAACGGCATCCTGAAGGATCTCCATGGATGCAGCCATCAGCACAAAGCCGGTGCCTTTCCCAATGCCGAATTTCGTGCCATTCATCAACTTGGCGGCGACCACCAGCTCGGCGCACAGTGCTCCCACTCCGGCAATCCCCTTAGCAAGTGCTGTCACGCTCAGGCCGCCTAAGGCTTTTACACTGGATGCCAGGATACGGATGCCTGCCGCAAAAGCGATCATGCCCGCAGCACCCTTGGTGAACCGCCCTCCATCTCTTGAGAGAATGACTGCAACTAATGCCAGCTCTGCCATCACGCCGCCAAGTGCCACCACACTGCCGAGCAGCTTGTCGGAATCAATGGACGAAATAACTTTCAGTGCACCCGAGAGCACCAGCACCGCAGCTGAGACAGCCACCATACCACCGGCCAAAACGCTCAGCTTCAGGCTTTGAACATTCTTCGTCAGATGGGCCATAACGGCCATCACGCCCAGCAGTTCGCCGAATGCGACCGTCAGTACGCCAATGGCCGCACCAAGTCGATCTGCTTTCACCATGGAGAGCACAGCCAGTGAACCGGCCATCAATGCCACAGCCTTTGCAATCGTCATCAGTGTGTCTGCCTTCTTGGCCGATTTCCACGCATCGATTGCTTCGCCCAGAGATTCGATGCAGTCTTTGATACCGCCGACCACGTCCTTTGCACTGGAACCAATGGACTTGATGCTTTCAAAGAACCCCTTGAGGGAGACCAACATACTGGCTCCCATGCCGCCCAGAATAAACTGATTCAGTTTCTCTGGGTCAAATTCATTGAATGCTTCTTTCGCACCCTGTGCAAGCTGTGCAAAGATCTTGTCCGCAGCAGAGCCAAAAGAATAAAGCACCGGAGCAGCCGCATCCACAAAATTGGTCACCCAAGTACCAATGGTATCCAGCGGGTGAAGCCCTTTCGTGATCTCCGAAGCAAATTCACCGGCAGCCGATGCCGCATCCAGCAGAATATCGGCCAAAGGCTTTGTCAGATTCAGAACCCGTGCCACACCAGAAATGATACCTGCCAGAATATCTTTCCCGACTCGCAAAACAGAGAATACGCCCTCTGCGGTTGTCTTGATCTTCTTGGCCGTATCATCACTGATGATAAGCTTCTTTGTGATGCTGTCTAGCCATTGTGCAAAGCTCTTGATCTCCTCGCCTGTCTTTGGCGGGAAAATATCTTGAAATGCCTCATGGATGGGCTTCACTATGGCACTCACTGCATCCATCAGGTTCCACAGGCTCTGCATCAGATGCTCTCGTCCCGAGAGTTCCCGGATCTGTTTCGAGTATCCTCCCAGATCAAGCGTTCCATTTTGAACCTTTTGATTCAGTTCTTCAAATGCGCTCGCCTGTTTCTCAATTTCTTCCCGCTCAAGCCCTCGCGCCTTCAATTCGGCATCGCTCAGGGTCAGCATCTTCTCTGCACTTGCCTGTGCTTCATCCAGGCCTTTTTTCAAAAGATCTGCACTGATGCCTCCCTGTTTGATGGCTTCGCCAAAACTACCTGCATCGGAGATCTGCTTTTCAGTGATTGCACCGGAAGCCAGTGCCACCTGCTCCATGGTATACGCATACACGTCTGCCTGATCGCCCAGCTCATTTTCAAGCAGTTTATTCCATCCGCTGTTCAGTCCGTCCTTCAGCCGTTCGTTCAGCCCGTCGATGCTGGGCACGAAAATGTCGTACAGCCGGTCTGAAAGCTCCGTCCAGGTCTCGGTGGCCTCTTCCTTGTTGCCAAAGAAGGTCTCGAAGACTTTCATCCAGGAAGAGCTGACCGCGTCCTTGGTAGAATCAATGGCCTGTCCAAAGCTGGTTGCCTGCTGGGCCGCCAGTGCCGCACGTTCTGCCAGCTCGCCGTATTGACCGCTCAGCTTTTCAAGGGCCTCGGAGCTGGTCATGCCCGGGTTCTTCTGGGTCAGCTCATAGGCCGCCTCCATCATGGAAGCATACTTTGCGAAGGTCTTTTCCATGACCTCAGTGTTGGCCCACTTCTTCTGCAGGCTCGACTCAAAGCTGGCGATGGTCACCTCGCCCTTTTTCAGGGTGCCCAGCTCCACCGCTGTGTCAATGAGCTCCTGCTTCAGGGCCTTGGTGGCCGTACCCATCAGGTTCAGGCTCTTCCAGTCCTGAAGCTGCAAATGTCCGGCGCTGTAGCTCTGGGTCAGGTTCCGGATGGTGCTCTGGAACGCAAAGCCCGTCTTGCCTGCGTCTGCGGTGGCGTTGGCAATGCCCATGATCATGGGGATCATCTTGTCGATGTTGCCGCCCGCAGCCGTCATCTGGGAAAGGGCGCTGGTCATCTCGCTGAAGCTGTAGCTGGTCTCATCGGAGTACCACATCAGCTTGTTCAGGTAACCGTTCACCTGATCGATGCTCTTGCCCGTGGCGTTCATGATGGTCTGAACGTTGGAGGTCTTTTCGGTGTACTTGTCCCAGCCGCTGGCCACCTGATCGATGGACAGGCTCTTGACCAGCTTCTCGCCCGCGTCCACAAATTTGTTGGTGATATTCACCAGCGCCGTGGTGGCCACGATGTTCAGGTTCGAGAACTTGGATTCCAGCCGGTCAAGGCTCGTCTGCATGGTGGCAAAGTCCACGTTCTCCGCGGCTGCGTCCAGCTTCTCAAAGCCCTTTTCCGCTCCCTTGAACTGGAGCTTCTCCATCAGCCGGTCAATGGTCGAGATGGTCTGTTTGGTATTTTTCTCAAAATTTGCGTTGTCAAACCGCATTTCAACAACGCGACTGTCTACTTCCTGGCTCATTCTATCCTCACCTCGCCCCATGCCCGTGCTGCGATCCGCTCAAAAATGGGCCGCATCGCAGGGTTGATATAATCCACGCCCTCTACGTATCCTCCGTTTCGTGTGCCGTGTCCGTATTGCAGGATCACCGCAATGGGCACACCGTCCACGATGTTGGAGTTTCTCCATGTAATGGCGATGCTCTCTTTTCCCTTGGTCACCGTGTAGCTCCAGCTTGCTGCCGTCTTTCCCGTGTCCTTCGGGGTCGCCTTCGCAAGGGCCTCCACACCCTCCTGTCCGTATCGGTCCAGCAGCTCATCCAGGTTCAGGTTCGAGCATCGCTTCAAAAATTTCCGGCTCTTCTTCCAGTCGCCCTTCTGGCGAAAGACAATTACTTTTGGCATCTTACCCTCTCGTCTTCAGCCGGGCCTTTCTCTGCTCGTTCAGCATCCGCTGCTGGGCCATCCGGTCACCCTTGCTCATCTTCTTCGCCGGTGCTTGGCTCTCCTGGCATACCCGGATCAGGGTCAACAATCGGTTCAAATGCCACTTCTCGCACTCTTTCGGAATGCCAAAGCTGAACATCTGGCAGTACAGCACCTCAGCCGTGGTCTCGGTCCCGCTTTTCCGGGGCGGTCGTTTTGGCCGGGGCTTTCCTGCGGTCTTTCGTTCGTTGGGTCTCGGCTCCCCGCTGAACCATGTTGCGGTCATGGGAGCTTCCATATATTCGTTAATGGAACGGTACTGTTCCCGGGTCAGTCTGGCGTACACTTCGGGGTCTACCCCCTTGGTCACCGTCATGCAGCGGATGTAGTCCAGCCACTGCTCCACGGTCAGCTTGTCCAGATTGCTCAGGAACGGGATGTTCCAGTTGCTTTCCCAATGAGCCAGGGAGAGCAGTGAATGTTCCAGCTTCAGGACCACGGCAGGCGTGTAGACAAATTCCTCTGTCTTTTCATTCCACCGCTGTTGTCCCGGTATCGTAAGCGTCATCATTTGCTTTCTCTCCCTGGTATGTGTTCATTGAGGTGCCCTTCTCAGAGCACGCTCCATTTTGAATGTTCTTCTAAGCAGGCCTCAGCCCTTCGTTTCAGTCGGGAGAGCCTCCACGGCGCTTGCGGTTGCCACCTTCAGGCCGGGCTGTGCGTTCACAGGGGCGGCCTTCTTGGTCTCCTCCTTCATGTCCTCCGGCAGGATGCCCTCAAAGAATGCGGCCGCGGCCTCGCCGTTGGAGGCCAGCTTGTAGTACAGGTCGCTGTAGGCCTGGGTGGACATAAAGTCCGCCAGCACCGCATCGTTCTTGATGAACTTCCGGCCGTCCGGGCTCAGCACACCGTAGCTCTTGCAGATGATCTGCTTGAAGAGCTTTGCAAGCTCCAGCTGGCTCTGGGCGGCAGTGATGCGGTTGATCATCTGCACAAGGCCGCCCTCGGTGGTCAGCTCCATCTCCATGATCTCGGCACGGGTCAGATTGAAGTAGTAGTCTTCCGTCCGCTCAGTACCGCCAAAGTCCACGGTGGTCATCGTCTTTTTCAGCATTTTTCTTCTCCTTTATCGTGTTCATTGATGCCTGGCTTCTTACACCTGGCCCTCGCTGTCGGTGATCAGCTTGATCAGCTCGTCGGGGGAAGGCAGGGTCGCCTCGGCAGTCTCGGTGCCCCAGAGCTTGTCCTGAATGGCCTTCACGGTGGCAGACTTCAGCTTGGCGCAGTCGATCTCCATGTGGCTGGTGGGGCGGTGGCCGGTCACGCTCACGGGGGAGGTGGTGCACTCCCAGCTGAAGGTGATAGCATCGGGGTTATCGTTGATGGTGGCATAGCTCTTCTCGCTGGGGGAAGCGGTGCTGTTCCACGCAATGTGGATCTTCTGGCCCACCTCGTCGTCAACGTCGTTGCCCACGGTGGTCACCCAGCTGAAACCAAAGCCCTGGCGCTTCTGCTGGCCGATGGAAACACCCGTTGCGACCTGTGTGGAACCGTCGCAGGGCTCCCACTCGGTGGGGTAGGTGTAGGCTTCGATGGTGTAGCCGTACTCCTCGGCAGAGCGCAGAGAAGCATACTTGATGTCGTCAGCGTAGAGCTTGGTCTCCTCAGCGCCGGAGGGGCTCTCGGTCACGGCGGTCAGGCCATTCCAGGCCACGCCCTTGTCGTAAGTGCCGGTGTTGTTCATGGGATACAGGACACCCAGCTTGGTGCCCATCTCGTAAAACTTTTCGCCGACAGCGTCCCAAATCAGTCTGGACATATAGTTCCTCCTTAGATGTAGATCGTAAAAACGGTGTGGTATAATCCGTCCGAAACAAAAGAGCGGTCGTAGGTGCATTTCGGCAACACACTTACGGCCGCTTTGATCTTGCTGTCAGGGTCTTTGTCCATCACGGTCACCGTGTAGAACGGATGTTGGATGTACACCCTGTTGTTTGCATGGTTGTTCCGGATCCTGGTTTCGCTGTACACGATGCAGGGATACTGGAGCTGGAATCCCGCTTTCGGCTGAAAATAGAGGTGGATCGACTTTCCGTTCTCCTTCAGCACTTCGCGCAGGAGCGTGTCAACCTTCAGCCGTGCTTCCATTCCAGAGCCCTCCCAAGGTCAGGATCAGGCGCGGGTATTGTACCTTCACGCCGGTCACCTGCCATTTCTGTCCCATAAACACCGCATACCGGAGATCGTAGAGATGGTCGTTCGCAAACGGGTCAGCCAGAATGCTCAACTGGTTTCCAACCGTGATGTCGGGGTTCACCTTGTCCCCCACCTGCATCTGCCGTCCAAACTCCAGCACATCCCCGTAATAGGTGCGTTCCGTCATCTTCTCGGTAAATACGCTGGGGGCGGTCTCCTCCACCTCATCTGCAAATCCCAGCTTCCCGCAGTATCTCATCTCTTCTCACTCCATTTTGATTTGTTGTGACTAACCTTGAAATCTGAAAAAATCAGGCCTCGTCCGCAGCCATGGTACAGGTGGTGGGGGTGGTGCCGTCGGTCACAACCACACCGGCAGCCATCAGGGCCACAGGCAGGTAGGTCTTGTCAGCAGCCATCACGATCAGACGGCCCAGCTTAAAGGCCTTCTCCACGTCAGCCTTCTTGGCCTGAACCTTGTGGGCCTCGTCCTCGTACAGCTTCTTGTCAGTGTGCAGGTAGGCAACGTAGTTTGCCACATGCAGGTCATAACCGGTCTCGTAGATGGTGTTCAGCATATTCATATCCTTTCTCTTTAAGCAGCCCACTCAACAGCCATGGCGCTGAACGGGGTGGTCAGAGCACCGGAGCAGCGGGTCTCGATCAGGTACTTCTGGGCGTTGAAGTCGATGTCGAAGTCGTCGAACATGGAAACAGCGCCGCCCTTGTCGGCACCCACGGTGTAGTCGGCCAGGTTCACGATCAGGCAGACCAGGTCACCGCCCTTGGCACCCTTGCGGCCCTCCATCTCGGGGATGGTCACAATGTTCTTCACACGCAGCTTGCGGGCCAGAGCAGCCTCGTCAGCATACAGCGGGTGGCCGATGCCGTCCTCCAGCAGGAGCATCTCGGTCAGAGCGTCCTCCGTGGTGAACAGGGTGGGGGTGCCGGAGCCGCGGTACTCCTTGCGGCTGCGCAGGATCTGCTTGATCAGGGCCTTGTACTTGTCCTCCACGGTGGTCAGGCCGGTGGTCTTGCACTGGACCTTGATGGTAAACAGGTCGCTGTCGTTGAACACAGGGCGGATGCAGTTCTCATCGATCTTGTCCTCAGAAGCAGCCAGACGGCCGTCGCCCAGCAGGTAAGCCAGAGCCAGCTCACGGTTCAGCTTCAGGCGCATCTCCTGCTTCAGCCATGCCACAACGTCAAAGCTGGTAATGTCGATCACGTCGTCGCGGTCCAGCTTCTGCTTCTTGTACACGGTGGTGGGGCTGGTGGAGCGGCGCAGCAGGCCAAAGACCTCTTCCTTCTTGAAGTTGCCCTTGATGTAACCCTTGGCGCGGGCATCCTCCTCGGTCAGGTCGGCAAACATGCTCTTGAACCGGCTGAAGGGAATGTGGTGCACAGCGCCCATGACCACGCTCACCCAGTCGTCGGGCTTGTCGATGATGCGGGGCGTGGTGTCCAGCAGGTGATCCTCAGGGAACAGCCAGTCGATGTTGTCGATGCTGTGGGCCAGCTCATCACTGTCCATGCCGGCATCCTCAAAAGCAGCCTTCATGGTGCCATGGCTCTTTGCGGTCTTGACCACGTTGTTGATCTCTTCGATGCTGTGCTTCAGCACAGTTGCGTTGGTATCCTTGTCGAAAACATTCTGCTTCACGGTATCGTCCTCCTCACCGTCGTCATCGTCCTTTTCACTGGGCATAACAGAGCCAATGATCGCGTATACGACATTTTTCTGCTTCTCCGTCAGGGTGTTGAACACATCCTCAACGGTCTCTTCTTTGTTCATGTTCTTTTCGTCCGCCATTTTGGCTTCCTCCTGTGTTGCTTTGTCGTCGGTCACGGCATCGCCGCTGTCCGCACTGTGTGTAAGGTCTTCCAGCGGGTTGCCCTCGGGGTCCATGCCATGGGTCAGGCTCAGGCCGTCCTCGTTATAGATAAAGGCCTCGCCGCCCTCGTAGTCCTCATCGGCGCTGTGCTTTACCACCTCGTCGATCAGGGCACCCGGGTTGCATCCGGCCAGTACCAGGCTCACTTCCCGGATAAAGCCGTGCTTCACGGTGCTGCCCACCTTCTTCAGGCCGTTGGCAAAAATGGAAAAGGCGCTCAGGTCGCCGCTCTCCACGCACTGTCTTGCGGTCTTGCCGGTGTCGGTGTCGTTGAATTTGGCATAGCAGTACACGCCGCCGGGCCGGTTCTCCAGCAGGCAGTGGCCGATCACGTTGTCCACGTTGGAGTGGTCGTGGTTGTACACCATGGGCACAACCTTACCGCTGCACTCCTTAAAGGCATCCTGCGCAATCACCAGTCCGTCATAGCACCGGACGTTCGCTTTCGTCGCCCAGCCGCTGCAATCGTAGTCAAAATTAACCATTTTGATTTGCAATACTCCTCTCTACGGCATCCCGCCCTGCCGTGATTGTTTTGTTCTGCGCCGCAATTTCCTCACTGCTCTGGCTGATGTTTGCATTCCGCAGTTCATCTGCCTTGGGGTTCTTGCTGGGTTTCATGCCAATGGCCTGCCGGAACTCGTTGGAGGTCATGATCTCGTTGCGGGTAAACTTGTCGGCCATTTCGGCAACGGCGGAAACAGGGGTCAGCTTGAACGGGTCACGGAAGTACATCACGGATTCCCGGTTCGCCCGGTCGTCCTCGGTCAGGAACTTCCGCCGGATCTCGTCCACGGCAGCCGCCACAATGGGTTCGATGGTGCGGTTCTCGTAGTTGGTCATCACAGCATCAGAAGCAGTACCGTTCATGATCTCCGGGGTGATACCCAACTGGCTGTATGCCATGTTGGTCAGGTATTCCACGGTCTTTAGAAGGTTGTTTTCGAGGCTGCGGTTCAGCTGCGTGATATGCTCCGTGCCATCAGTGTAGGCAATGCCGTATTTGGAACCGGCGAGCTGCTGTTCGATCTGTGCCCGCCGTTCTTCGGCCTGTTTCTTCCGGGTCTCGCCCTTCACAACGTAGGGCAGCTGGATGATCAGGTCGAGCTTGCCGCTGCCCACCTGCTCGTCGATCACGTCCATCAGGTTCAGCTTCCGGATCAGGCGCTGTACCGTGCCGTTGGGCTCGTTCATCACGGCATAGAACGGGTTCTCCACCAGGGCCACCTGTGTCTTCGGCAGGGTGATCTCCTCTTTCCGTCCGGTCCGGTCATTGTACACTTCCAGCCGCACGTCGTCCGGGTACCATTCCAGCACCTTTCCCACCCGCATGGATTCGATCCGGGTCTTACCGGTCTTTCCGTCATAGTCCACATCAATCGGCACCAGCGCAATGCATCCCTCATCCAGCATGGAAAGGAACATGTCATATCGCAGTGCCCGGCCCGTCTGGTCCTTATTGCCGGAAAGGTTCAGGCAAGAATTAAGGCCCGAATCAACGGTTTCGTCGTAGCGTCCGTTTTCATCGAGCCTTACATGATTGATGGTAATTGCCGCAGCATCCATTGCAATGCGGGTATTGATGGCCGTCATGATTGTCCGGTCATTGCTTCGGTTCAGCCTTACCCGGTCAGGCCGGTAGCTGTATCCTTCGCCGCTTCTTCCGGGGGGATCCCGGTTCAAAAACGCATTCCAGGCGTGTCTCAGTCTGGAGCCAAAGGTTTGTGATGCCATTTCGATTACCTCCGGCTTACACTTCTGTGTATTGAGCGTACATACGGCCTCTCGTTTCGTTCTTATACGCTTTTTCCGCCGCCATATTTGTGAGCGCCCTTGCTACGGCATGTTTGGCCGCATTTTTAGCAGCCGAACTAACTTTACCTCCAGTCAGATAGTCATAGACATATACGCTTGCTACCGCTCTTGAAACAGCCTTTCCTCGCGCAATTCGCTTCTTTTCTCTCTCCACAGCGGTCTTTTTATCCATTCCCTTAGAATAATCCTTTTCGATTCGGTTTGCTCCTTTAACGCCATAGTCCATTCGATACATTGTTTTTTGATAACTTGTAAGCTTACGATCAGGGTCGCCATATTTTTTCTTTCCCGCCGCAGTTAAAGTACCATCAGGTTTCTGGTAACGCCGTACACCCCACTTCATGCCCTTGATGCCATGATGATAAAGCTCATCTTTATAAACTTGCATTTTTCCTCCTTACGCACCATGTGCCTTCATTGTTGCTGTCAGTGCGCATCCAACAACAGCGTTCTTAAACGCCCCAGATTCGACAATACTCTTACCGAGCTTCATCGCGTTAGAACCATTATTATAAAGCGTTGTAACAGTCCCAAGCGCCGTGGCAGTTGCTCCGGCAATTTTAATAGCTTTCTGTAGCTTGCTGGGAGAAGCAGTAAGCCGTTCATACTGTTGCTCTTTCTGCAATCGATTGATTCGAGCATTCAGTTCACTGTTGCTCATTTCACGGACACTTTTCTTTGTATGTGCTCGTGTATAGTCCTCGTGGTCTTGACTATAGTGTTTCTTTCCTTCAGAAGTAAGCGTACCATCCTTGTTCTGGTATCGTCGCACGCCCCATTTCATGCCCTTGATGCCCCAATGATAAAGTTCATCTCTGTATACCATAATGTTCACCTCCTTACAAACAAAAAAAAACGCACCAGCAATTAAGCTGATGCGTTCAGATGTACCGTATTATGGAATGATGTCTAAAATAGATTCGCACATCGTTCCTATCTCATTTGGAAAGTAATCGTCATTCAACCCCCGATATTCCAGTTCATCGCCGACTCGTTCTTCGATTTCGGCCCACTCATCGGAAAAATCATCGATTTTGGTATAATCGTAATCAAGCCCCAGACTTTTCAAAAAATCGATCTGTTTCTCGGTAAGCATCATGGATCACCTCTTAGTGTATTTTCGGATTGTATCATGCCCTGTTTTCCAGACAGTCGTGACACAGCCATTTTCGGGGTTTACGTTTACCGTAGCGTGCTGACCAATAAACCGTTGACTAGGCTGTCCCTTTTCATTATACCGCACCTTTATTGTATCAAAGTTTAGCGGCTTTTGCAACGCATCCAGCAATCCTTCCAGAGTCACCTGTCTGGTAGGGTCTTGGGTACGGTCCAGTGCATGAATCGATAGACCTTTCACAAGGACACCATTTGAGGTATAAAACGGTTTTCTGAATTTCCGAGCAGCTCTCGCTTCAATTGAATATCGGTCATGCGCGAGTTGTTCTTTTGTCCTCCGAACACCCCACTTCATACCTTTGACTCCGTAATGGTACAGTTCCGTTGTCCCGTCATTCCATCGCCACATTTCTGCCCCTTTCGATTTTCTATTGCAAATTACTTTCCTATGCTGTATGATAAACATATCAACATGAGGAGGACTCACCATGGCGGACGACAAACAGCTTTCCATGCAGAACCTTAATTGCGAAGTGACCGCAAGCGATGTTTCTTTTGATTTTAGCGATACATCCCGCTTTCGGAAGATTAAATTTCCGGAGCAGGCTGGCGTTACAGCAAACGCCCTTCTACAGCTGGTTCCTGCGCAGCTTGTAACTGGCACGGCATCCAATCTGTATGTTCTCCATTTTCCGAAGGGCATTCAGGGGGCTTTAATGAACCTCCATCAGGGCGGTCAGTCCACCACAATGATAGACGCAGCAGGCAGTTTTACCGGAAGTGCGTCTCTGTATAAGGTTAATCCCACAGCAGTTGCTGCCTTCCAGATGTTCAGTGTAGCATCTTTTGCAACAGGCCAGTATTTTCTTGCAGATATCAGCTCCAAGCTGACAGAGGTCAACCGGAAGTTGGACGACCTTCTGGCATTCCTTCAGGCATCCAAGCGTACTGAGCTGCTGTCGGAGCTTACCTTCGTAAAATATGCGCTCGCAAATTACGCAACTATCATGCTCAGTGAACCGCAGCGCATGGCTACGATCGGGAATCTTCAGCGAGCAAAAATCAAAGCGGTTGCGGACATAGAATTTTACACAGAGCAGCTGGAGAGTTCTGCTGCTGCAAAGTCCAACGAAAATCAAGCAAAAACTGTATTGCAGAACAAACAAGGAATTGATCTCGCCTCGCAGCTTTACGCCATCAGCACGATCATGGAAGCGTATTATTCGCAAAACTGGAACCAATCCTATCTTGCAAATATCAGCGCGGATGCAAAGCCTCTGTTTGCACTGACGCAGAACCGCATGATCAGTGCCATAACAAAATTCTCCGACAGGATCAACAAGGACCTTGAAAGTAAGAAAAAGGGCCTGCTGAAAGGCGATGTATCACAGAGCGAACATAAAGTTCTGAAATTGTACGACACCCTGAATTCGCAATCGGAGACTCCGCTTCTTGCGTTTATTGGAGAAGCACTGGACAAGCCCTCCGAGCCATCTGAACTCTACCTCCGTTCTGACGGAAGTGTTTATCAAAAGATCTAAAAACAAGAAACCGCTAGCGTACTACGTTCTGTTTCGTGATACGCTGGCGGTTCCGTTTTATTCAAACGCATCCCGGTTCTGTTTCCACGCCACGTAAGCGTCCATCATGGCAGCCACAGCATCGATCTTCTGATCCTGCCGCTGTTTGTAGAGCTTCCGGTTGCCATTGGTGTCCACCAGCGTAATGCAGTTGCCCATGGCAAATTGCATCAGCTGTTCGTCAAATAGTAGCTTCCGCTGTTCGCTCAGCTTTTTCAGCTCACCCAGCGGCACGCTTTCGGTCTTTGCGCCCTGGATCACTTTCACAACGCCAAAGGTGCTGTTTTCATCGCCCCAGCGCTTCACGAACTCCTGTGCGTTGTAGGGGTCGTAGCCAAACGCCCGCACGTCGTACTCGTTCTCCATGATAAAGTTGTCCAGGTCATCGTATACCTGCATCATGTCCAGAACCGTGCCGTCAAACACGAACAGGGTCCCTTCCCGCATGAATTCCTCATACTGCTGCCGTCTCGAAGCCGGAAGCTGGCTGAGGGTGTAGGATGTGATGTAGTCCCGCGTCTTGACCCCAAAATATCCGTTGGACAGCGGAAACAGGAAGGTAAAGGCGCAGAAGTCGTCGCCCATGGAAAGGTCCGCGCCCATGGCACAGGGCATCTGCCAGAAGCTTCTCTTCCTGTGGCACAGGGTCTCCTCGTAGGGGAAGAAATAGGTGTAGCCCTCCATGGGCAGGTTGAAGCGCTTGGCCAGAATATCGTTTCGGGCGCTGGGGGATTTCTCCGCACGCTCCACATCCAACTGGTAGGTCTCGTAGCTCACGGTCTTGCCCAGGTTCGGGTTGGCCTTCAGCCACATCTCCGGCTGGCCCACTTCCTCAATGGAATCCAGCTTGTAGTACCAGATGGACACATGGGGGTTGACGTACTCCCCTTTCAGGATGCTCATCAACTCCATTTTGATGTCGTCGCCGCAGCCGTTGCGCACCGTGCCCTCAGAGGAAGCCGCCACGATGAGGTAATTCTCGTTCTTGGCTGCACCCTGTTCAATGGCACCAATGGGATCTTCCCGGATGTCGCAGGAGAGCCATTCGTCCACGGTCGCCACAGTGTCGCGTCGTCCTTGCAGCTTCTCAATGGTCATCGGGCGCACTTCCAGCAGGCTGTTGGTCAAAAAGTTCTCGATGCCCTTCTTGGTGGAAGCCATCTTCACCCGGTCTGCCTTGGAGCCGGTGGTGTTTTGCAGGCTGCCCTCGGTCATAAACTGGAACACCGGCCCCTTTGCCCGTGCCAATGCAGTGCGGAAAGGTGCCAATACCTCCTCGGCCTGTTTCATGGTCGGAGCGGTGGTCAGCTGCTGGGTCGTGGTGGTGTACGCCGTCAGGAAGTACGCCTGCAAAAACTCCAGATACATGGTTTTCGCGGCCGATCGGGTAATGATGAGGTATTGCTTTGTCACCAGCCGCTTTTTCAGCCGCCGGGTCTCGTAGTGTCCGCCGCCTCCGCGCTCGTTCGGCACAAAGACGCTTCGTTCCACAAAGTAGTACCACCCAAAGATCTCTTCAGCCCATAACTTGAAACTGTCCAGCAGCTTCACGTCGGTGCCATCGGTCAGGGTCAGCTCATCCTCGCAAAAGGAGATAAAACCGTTCACCGCCTTGTCGTCATAGTAGATGCCCGGGTTGGCGATCAGGTCGTCGATCCGCTCCATCTCCATGGCAATTTCCCGGCATACGGGTATTTCGCCACGCATCACGGCCTCCCGAAAACGGCCGTAGTAGATCGGCGTGGCCGTGTTCGAGAGTGCCATTTTCAATTCTCCTATTATAATAAGGTTGGAACCTTACGTTTTATCCTGAATCACTGTCCAGTATCTCGGCCAAGTGGTCATTTCCAAATATTCGAGCAGCCATTTAGGATCACTCAAATCTCGTTCGATTCCATCCTCACGATGCACCACCAAATGCCTGTCGGCATTGATATACCAGTAATCTTTGTAGTCATGCCTACCAGTTTCATCAACATAGTAGCAGTACATACAAATTTTCTTACCCGAAACCAATTGGCGATATGCTTCGGGCCATTCCATCAGGATGTTGCCTTCATGTTTCACCATGTTGTCACGCTTCTTTCTCAGAATTATCGTGCTCCACGTTCAGCCGCCATTCCATCTCGGAGGCGGTATTCTTCAGCGCTTCCATGGTGGTGCTGCTCTGGGGCGGGTCAAAGCCCAGCAGCCGTACCTTCACGGCCACGTAAGCCTTCACCGCTTCCACCTTCACCGGGTCGGCAACGAACTCCGTCCATTCGTTTTCTTTCCCAGAAATGGCGTACCCCTCGCCGGGCCCCACACCCATCTGCACCAGTGCAAACAGCGCCATGTTGATGTACATGATGATGTCCGCATCAAAGTCGGTGCACTCCTCGGCAATGCCCAGCAGCTTCTTCACGCTCGTCAGGATCGAATTCATTTTGATTCCTCCTCGGCATCGCTGTCGCCACCCATAATGTAGCTCATCATGGCATAATACCAGTCCTTCTGAGCCCTCGCCAGAAGTTCCAGTTCGGCCAGATTGTGGGGCGCGCCGTCCTTCCCCATGGCCGCTTCTTTCTGTGCACTCTCCTCGACCAGCTTGGCCAGCCTCCCCGCATCAATCGCCACTTGACCAGGCTTCAGCAAAACGAGGTCTCCCTCAGCACTCGGAGCAGCGTTTTGTGCGGTCACAGCATGATTCTCATCCCTCCGCGGGACAATCTTCATCCCATCAAGCGTAATATCCCCGGCCCGTGTTGCCCGCACCTGCTGCCCATCCACGTTCGTGGCCAAAGCATCGTCAAAGTCAAAGCCCCTGTTCCGCGGTACAGCCGTATAGCTCTGCTGGAGCCCGGCCTCCGCAATGCCCACGTTCGCCCAGAGCAGTGCCTCGTCCAGCTTGGTCAGTGCCAGGCTTCTCGCGCGGCTCGGTGCAAGGTGCTGGAGCATCGCCTCTGCCTCTTCCAGCTTCCGCCGCAGCCCCATGGCGTAGTCCTGCTCTCGCCGGTTAAATGCTTTTTTCTGGTACATACTCATTTCCTCCACTGGATATCAGACTTTCTTCTTTACATACAACATATGGATTGATATACTTATCTCAAACGGTTTTTCTTATACTTCGGAGGCAATATATGCAGTCTTACACCTGTCCCAACTGCGGTGCTCCTGTAAAAATGGATGACCACGGTGCATTTCTCGAGTGTCCTTATTGTGGATCACAGTTCAAGCCCGATGATTCTTCATCTGATGAGCCAAGCAGTCGTCAAACGGATTCGGACGATGATAACGAAGAACTTCGCACCTATGCAGAAATAGTAAATCGCCATATTCCAGAATTTTCGGTCACCGAATTTATCGATAGAGCCAAGCATATTCTCGAAAGAACTCTTGATTTTCTCGGTGATCACGGAATGTACATCCAAGTCGGTGTCGTTTTGCTTTTTGTCGCCTTAGCCATTGTCAGTTTCTTCTTGTAACTTATTCATGTTTTTATCCATGGGCAGGTGTCGCCCGGTCTTCTTTCTCCGTCCGGCAGCTTTGGACCCTTTCCCGTTCCGTAATGGATTACCTTGTGCGTTGCCGCCGAAACACAAATGGCGTTCTCCGGATCAAGCAGCTTCTCGCTGTGCTGGAGAACGTCATTTTTTGTTATAGGGTTTATGTGGTGGATGGAGATCTTCGGTCGAATCGGCTTTCCGTCCCGCAGCACCCAGTCTGTGATCGGGTGGTCTTTGCACCCCAGGTCGCAACCCATGTCCCGGGCAATGATCCTGTCTCGGAACTGCCGCCACTCTCTCGATTGGTAGAAGTCCTGGTTCAGCCATCGGTCAAACCCAAAGGTATCTCTCCCCACTTCCCCGTGCAGCTGTAAATACTCCAGCCTCTCCTCGTATGTCGGCAGCGTGCAAAGTTCCGTGTAGCTTTTCATGCAAACAGCTCCAGTATCTCGCAGAGTGCAATAACCCCAGACAGTACCCCGAGAACATACAGCATGGTCGTACTTACAGCATTTTCCGGATGCTCCCCCAAGTATACGGCCACCATGAAGATTGCAAAACTGCATAACCACAGTACAGCCAATAGCATCTGGACATTCGTTATTGGCATTTCACCCAACTACCCCATTCTTACGCAGCAATTCATATAGCACCAACATTACACACCACAGTAGCGCAGGCATTCCGAAATGCGCAAATACCTCAAGCGCATAACTCTGGGTGTGCTTCTCGACCCACTCGGCAAAGAATAGTGGTACGAAAATAATCATCACAACCATGCTCAGGGCAAATGCAACGTCAACTAATGTCATACTCGTCATCCTCTCCCAAGCCGTTGTATTTCTTCATGGCAGCAATGGCCTTCTCGTACATCTCTTCAGAGTGCTTTGCATTCTGGAGTGTCTCAGTCTTTGCCCTCAGCAGCTTGTTTTCCTCTTCCAGCTTTGTTTTCTCCAACTCGTTCTTAGAGGTCGCCAGCTTCAGAAAATGGGTCGTCTCAGCGCTGGATGCCGTACCTTCCAGCAGTCGTCTCTCAACCAGCTTCATCGCCAGGTTGATCATATAGTTTTCTTGTGCTTCCGGGGTTCTTGCAGGCCGCGAAGTTGCAGCCGACATTTCGCCCGGAGCAGACTTCTTAGGTTTCATTGCAATAACCTCGTTTCACATTCTTATTTTGCTTTTGCAAGGGTTCATGGGAGTCGCAGTAGTACCAGTTAAGCCTGTCTCATTTGAAAGGAGAAGAAAAAGCAGATCATGCCCAATGGAGGTTGAACATCGTGAAAGCCCTGAACCCAAATATATAGGAGGATACTACTCCCATGAGCCCTTGCAAAAACCGCCGAAGTCCCGGTCTACACCCCAGAGCCTCGGCGATTATGTCCCGTTTCGACTTGACTGCACATACAAATGCACTTATACTTATCTCGGAGGTTGACCTGTAACTCATTTGAATCGTTCATTCTACTAAGAAAGGTGGTGATATAGAATGGACGATACAATTCGGATTGATAAAGTCACTTACGATGACTTTACCAAGGTCAAATTTGCTCCTGTATCTCGTGAAGAGATCTTGGAGAATATTACGAAGACTCTCCTGTGGATTGCAGATAAGTGCAAAAAGCTGGAGTTAGATCGAACCGTATAAAATGTAAAAACGTCAGTACCTACATACCGCGTAGATACTGGCGTTTTTTCTTCTTAAAGCCCAAATATCAATTTTCCCTCCGGGGAAATATCACAGACCGGCGCGATTTGAGAGGGGGTGTCGATTTTGAGACCCCCTCCCTATGGTTTACGCGGTTTGGCCGAGCGTGTCCTCGTCGGGCACTGTGATCTTGAGCTTCTTGTAGATGTTTATCGGGTCGGCAGCAACGATTTTATCGATTGCCTTCTCAATTTCATAGGCATTTTCGTTGTCCGTGAACTGTGAGGAGGTCTCGGCGATCCTCATAAGCAACCCGGAAGAGTTGTAGCCGTGCTCGATATCATACTGATACCACTTCTCGAACTCCTCGTACGGACTGTACGGGTTGTCAAAGGTGGTGAGAAAGCATCGAACCATTATTCAAAGCCTCTTTCTTAATTGATTGTTATTTGTTGAGCGCGCTGTAAACCGTGGACTCCGGAACACCGCAGGCCTTGGCGATTTCAGCATAAGAATAACCGCTTCTCAGCATCGCGTTTGCTTTGGACATCTTTGCAGAAGTCATAACAGTAACATTTTTCGGCATTGCACGTTTTACAATTTCGTCAGAATCAGACGAATTAAGGAATTTCGTCAACATATTGTCGGAAATTGCGCCAGCCTGAACAGCTTCCCACTCTCTGTCCGTGAAGGTAACCTTTGACTTGCGTCCGCTTGCACCAACAGAATCGCGAGCACGCTGCATCTCGACAGAGGAGATCTTCTTGATTACCTTCTTATCTTCCGAAATGTTGGGATCAAGCCCCTGTTCCTGAATCTTCGCCTTAATATTCGCGTTCGCAATCAGCATTGCTTTGCGCTCTTTAGGCTTGTTAGCGATCATATTGTTATACTTTTCTTTCAGAGAAGCAACCTCAGGCGCATAGGTCTTGGCTGCAGAAGGACTGTATTCAAGTCCCTTCATATTGGCCGCCTCTTTGCGCGCTTGGTTAGCCATGGCCTTCAGCTTGTTGGAGAAGTCCGCATACAGGTTCTCTTGGATGGTGCCAGAAGACAGCGTACGTGCATCCTTTGTTTCGGAGATCAGGCTGACTGTGTCCTCGGCCTTACGTTCCTTACCCGTCTTAGGGTCAACGAAGGTACGTCCACTTTCTTTGTAGATGTATTCACCAGTTTCCTTATCGACTCGAATACTACCACGGCGCTCGGGCACACGAACCGTCTGCTTACGGCGAGACAAGAGCGTGGATGCGCCACCATAGTGTATAGCGCCTTCCTCATCCACACGAATCTGCCACTTCTGCTTCAGCTCGGGAATGCCATTCTCCTGCTCAGACCGCTTGTAGTCCAACTTATGCTTTTCAGCATCGATAACGACCATGGAGTGCTTAACTGCACGCGCAAGCTCATCCTCGTCGGCACCACGCAGTGTCATATCAGTGATGAGATTGGAGATCACGCCCATTTCGCGCTGCTTGTCTTCTTTCTTCATCAGCCTGACATTGTTCGGATTGCCTTCAGGAACTGCATAAGTTGTCTTGGGATCGAATCCTTTCAGTGCTTTCAATGCACGGGTGGACTTGATGTTGACCTTGTCGGTAATAGGAATCGCCATAACCGTGTCACCATCGAAGTCTGCGCCCGAAAGCCGCTCTGCAACCTTCGCATTGATGCCGATTGCATCCTGAATTGCACCGAGATTCCGCTTGCCGCTGACATTCTTGTTGTTGACAGTCACGATGGGAATCTCAAAGGTACCTGCATGGGGATAACGGATCAGTGCAAGCCTGGTGCCATTCTCATAGGTGGGGCAGTAAGCCTCTGTCTCCTTAATCTTATTGATCGGCAGGATAACCTTCGTGGACTGGCCCGGGAAAGCAGATGCCTTCAGGGTCATGGATGTTCCTTCAACCGTATCAGCAAAATCATTGAGCAGTTTCTTCTTGACCGTAGGATTATCGTACCGCATGATTTCATCATATTGGGCTTTATAATCCGCAACAGTAAGGTTAAGCTGGTTCTCGATCAGCTTCTTGGGCTGCTTGGAAAGGAACTGAGAAGAGACATTCCGGGACATCGTATCCCAGTCGCCCTCTTCTTTCAGCTTGTTGATCGGCGAGAGGTGCTCTTTGCCATCTTCGCCGATATACATGCTCTGTCCGTTGGCCTTGATAGCTGCGCCAAACGGGTTATCAGGGTCCGCTTTTGCTTCCTTGAGGACCTTCATTTTGGGCGTGCCAGAAGGCTTATTGGTGTTGAACCTAACGTCCACACCATCCGGCAGATCATCAGAATAGACTGCCATGCCCTTCAGATAATGGTCACCGTCAACGAGGATACGAACCTGCGCATAATGGCTCTTGCCGAGGTCAAGGTCGGGCACACCACGGCGAATCTCAATAACACCGTCTTTGTCCAGACCGCCTTCATCGCCATAATGAATTGCAACTCGACTGGAATCCAGACTAGAGGGGCGCTGAAGCTTCGTGAAGGTCTCGCCGCCATCATCAGAGTGGTAATCGCCCAGAGAATCGATCTGTTCCTGATGATTGTAGGCATACTTCTGATCGAACTCTGGTTTCGCAAGCACCATGATATTGGTCTGCTGGCGATTGTTTGTCGGTTGCTTAATACCTACGCCATAACGCTTATAACCGTATTCGGCCTCTAACGTATATACTGCATCCTGAAGTTCAGTATCAGTTACGCCCAACGCAAAGTTTGCGCCCTCCGAAACATCGATCATTCCCTTTTTATCGACTTCTTTTTTCAGAGTTTCGGCGATGTTTTTTGCACGCTGCGCTTTTTTGTCTGCATTTCCGGCATATTTGGATCGAACACTTGATTCGCTCATGCCAAGTTGGTTGGCAATTTCAGTCCAGCCAAGGTGATCTTCGTCTTTCAGCTTATGGATCTGCTCGTATTCTGAGGTTTTCCGTTCATGAATGGCAGTTCGCTTTGCCACACGGAACTCAGACAGGCTCATCTGATACTCTTTCGGAAGAGAGTCGTTAATGCTCTCCAGAATATCTTTCTCAGACAATCCCTTCTTCTTCAGAACATCAATGCGAGACAGGAAATCGCCGGAATGCTGATACGGATTGTCGCCAGAACCCCAAGGATAGCGACCAGAATGCCGCTTGGTGCCGTAGTGTTCCAGGATATTGCTTTCGGAAGTGATGCCAAAATAAGAACGAAGGTCTTTTTCAATCGGATTCATGCTGCCACTCCTAACAAAATATCGGTGATGATCGGGTCGAACTCTTTGATTTTAGCGATGACGGGGCTGATTTCCTCTTCAGTGGGGTTCTCGACCCAGACTTCATCGTTCTGGTAGATACGGAGCTCCATCCGAATATCTTTCGGGTGGTATCCGTACTCCAGACAGAACAGAGCGGCATAAATATAGAGCTGCTCCATGTGTGCAGGAACAGCTCCGGTTTTTAAGTCGTGAATGCGAAGGAACCCATCGTTGAACGAAATGGCATCCGCAGTTCCATAGCAGTTGTCGCTGTAATACAGCACCTGCTCGGTATCCATGCGGAAACCAATGGCATCGTTCACGTAGGTATTGAGGGTTTTCTTGTTCTTCGGCAGTTTTTGCTTCAGATCAATGCACTCTGCTGCAAATGCGTGCAGCCGTGTTCCCCGTTCCTTCGCCTGGTAATTAAGAACTGCATTGGTCAATCTATCTGCGTCATAGTTCAACCAATGGTAGTTACTTGCTCCGAGGAGGGCATGTTTCCCCGTGAGCCTCGAATGATCTCGCCAGTTCATTAAGAACTTCCTCCTTGTTTTCGGGATAGATAAAGGCCGCAAAACTCATCTCATCCATCTGCTGAACGTAATAGTCCTGATTTGGACGATGAGGTGCACTCGCTGACTTCTTGCCCTCCAATGCGCCCCATGTTGTGCCGTAGAGAACCAAGAGATCGGGGATTCCCTGAATCTCGTTTGGGTCAAGATGGACAACCATGCAGCCAGGAAAGCGTTCTTTCAGCTCCCTTATCAATCCTGTCTTGAATTTGTTTTCGAGCATGATACAACCTCCAAAATAAGAGGAATAGTGCATCCTGAGACGCATTCTATTCCCCCCATAAAAGGGGATGTTTTTCTCGCGTGAGTTTTTAGAAAAAAATGTGAATTTTTAGGAATTTTCAGAGAAAAAGAAAAAGCCCCTGCGTTTTTCGCGCAGAGGCATAAAATGCAAATATCAATCTAACCATTCCGACTCAGGCTCAAGATTATCATCTGGATAACTGGCTTCTTCTGTCGGCGATGAGAGGATATCAATATCTTGATTTTCAATCTCATTACCGCATTGATTGCATTTCCAGATGTCGCCGCAATGTGCAAGCATCTTGTGGCACTCCCAGCACCAATGCTCACCGGTATCCTGATCATAACCTGGAGTGTGAATCACTCGATACTCAAATGAGCCATCCGGGTGTTTCAGCCATAATACTGGAAGACCAAGTTCTAGTGTGGTATAAGTCCAAACCTCATCGCCATTCGGAAGAACATCTCGCCCTTCAAAAGAGCGGTCGTGTTCGCGCCATTTTCTTGCCAGCTCATCCATGTAGCTCATGGTTTTCACCTCGTAGAATCGGAAGCGTTACGTTCGTACACTATGGTTCTATGATACACCCTTGGGCGCGCATTTACAAGTAAAAACTCGCTATGGCCAAAAACCCGTTTTTTATTCTCTATTACTATATATATTTTTTTCATTTTTTTAAGTAAGTTAAAGAAAAAAGTGGGTTTTTGGCCAAACAGCATATTTTTAACGTATTTACGTTAAATTTTGTGGCCATTTTTATAAAAATTTTTGACCACAAAGTGGGTTTTTGGCCAAAAAAATGTCACTTTTTTGACGTTTTCTCGAAAATTCCCAAAAATTGCGAAAAATAAAATGGGCAGAAGTGGGCACTCAGAATAATCCTTTTGAGCCTAGAAAGCAAATAATCATGATAATTGCAAATCCAACAGCTCCAATAATTACGGCTTTATTCTCTTCCTTTGACTGGTCTTTCCTCTTCCGTTCCTCAAACTCCATTTTCTTGAGCTCAAGTTCTTTCGCATCCTTGGACTCTTGGATTCGTGCTTCATCCACAAACCGATGCGTCTCCTGATAGTCATCAAGCCGAATCTTCGTCCCACAGAACTCACAAAACATGAAATCTCGGTTGCCATCCTTCACCGTAAGATCTGCACCACAGCCAGGGCATTTTACCGTCCGTGCCATAAAAGCACCTCCTATTCGTCATGTATTTAGGATATCATGTGCTCTGCCCATAGTCAAGTAAATCAGGGTGGCCTTACCCAAATAACATTTTTATCCAGTTTCATACTTTAATCCTCAATCTCAAACATCACATTCTCCGGCGAGATGATCGTATCGCACTTCTTACCTTTGAACCGAAACCTAACAAACTGGTTCGTCAAACCGGAGATTTTCTCAACCAGTCCGTATTCACCACTAAAATTAGCCACGATCTTAGCCCACACTCTCCCCTGCTTGGCCAGTTCGTTAAATTCACCCGCGGTCATTACCCACACTCACCTCCGTCATCAAACTTCTCCCCGCCGCATACAAGAATTTCTTCAGCGACAGCACCTTAATATCGTACGTACTCTTCAAATTCTCCAGCTCAATATTAACCCCACCAGAGCGATACTCCGCCATATCCAATGCATACCGCATCCGGCGATCCGCAACACCAGGGCTGCAATTGAACTTATCTGCCAGTGATGCCTCGATATCCCTCATGGACATAAATCGGTGCGAGTTCAAGTCATCGACGACCATCTCCACAGCCTCGCCCATCAGCTCCCCGCCGAAGGTCAGCATGGGAACCTTCAACTTAGCGAGAAAATCATACGTTCTTTGCTGCATTTCTTATCGCCACATCCTTTCCCACTCAGGTTTTCATAATAGCATTCGCTGCATGAACCAGATATGTGGTACCGTCAATCGTGATTTGCAGCTGATCGCCTTCGTAGTCAGTCCAGTTGTCCACTTTGCCTTGAACGATAGTTCCATCGGGCAGCTTAATCTGTGCCCAGGAATAGGTAAATGTCGTATCAAACACCCTATAGTTTCCACAACCGCATAACCCGAGGCAGCCAACGAGCATCATCATACATACAACAATGCAAATAATACGATTTTTCATAATCAATCACCTCAACCAAATATCATGTAAATCAAAAGCAAGAACCATCCTGTATATCTGATGATTCTCTGTTTTTCTTCGCCGATGTTCTCAGCAAAAGACATTCCAATTGCGGTAGCTTACAAAATAATGCTTGCGAGCAGCACAATTCGCATCACTTCACCATACTTCCTTTCCGTGTCTGGTCATCCGCAGGCCAGTACGTGTAAATATCATCGAACACCACCGGGATCTTCTTCTGGAGTTCCATCAGCAGCGGGCACATGAGCTCCCGCATCTGAGGATGGGCCGCCACAGGAGTACGCAGCTTGAAGATGTTGCGCCACTCACGGTAGTTGGCAGTCACCACGATCTCGGTCTTCAAGCACAGCGGCAGTACACAACGGGCCTGTTCGGGACGCATACCGAGTGCGATCATATCCTTATAAAGGATTTCCGCAGATTCGCAGGAATCAAGCCAGGTGCTGCCAGGCGTATATTCTGCGCTTTCACGTTTCTCGTCAGTGTCGGTCACATCAATATAATACGGCCGGATAAAACTCAGCTCTCCGCCAAACTTCTCCTTCGAGTAGTTGCAGTACCGGGTGCTCTCCTGCGCAAAGCTCGCAATGCGGTGACGCACCAGCTCATTCGCCACGCCACGGTCACAGGTGAACAGCACGGACAGCTGCGAATGCTCCAGCATAGCCTCATGCCCCTGCTTCACCAGAAAGCCCACCAGTTTCTTTGCCGACTCACCATCCGGCGTGATCTTGTCCTCGCTCTTGTAGCAGACCCGGGCCACCCGCTCGATCCGCTGGAGCTCCTTAATGCCTCCTTCAGAAATATCAGTGAGGATTTCGTACTTAGGTTCAACGATTTTCATAATTAAATCTCCTTTTCATCAGTGAATCCACTATTTCGAGCTGACTGAGGCTCTTTCCGTTGCCCCTTTGTTGAACTATGTATCCGAGATGAGCCATTTGTTTATGGTCGCAGGATTTCACTTTGGGACACTTCTGGCATTTTGGAGCAAGAATGGTAATCGCTCCAAAGTCTTCGTTCATAAACTATCCTCTCGCTTTAATTTACACTCCCAGTCGCCGCAGATATCTCCGCAAGCGAACTTCTTCGCGGTCTTCATGCCTTTACGGATGGCCTCCTGTTTGTCGGTTGCTCTGACCTCAAAGGTCTGATGCCCACCGCCATTGTCTGTGCAGGAAAATATAAAGGTGTGTTTCATATATTGGCTATCCTTTCTGCTTCAGGATCTCGTAAAATTGAATCCCACTTTCTAATAAGACTCTGTAAGCCACGGTCATCCACCACCGGAATCATTTTCGCTTCATCGTATTGCAATATAACACTGCCTTCTTTATGGCACCCGAAACCGCATCGTGGACATACTGTCACGTATTTAATTTCAAGTTTCGCGTCAGTCATTATCGTATCAGACACAATAGGCTTTGCCTTTGCGTAACATACCGGACAACATCTCATATAAAATCCTCCAAAATCGAGTTAAGCAGAATCTCCAGCACCCGGTTTATACCCGCCACCACTCGATATGGCCACGGTTCTTTCGGTTTCACCCGGGCAGGGGTATCAAACTTTCTCAGCGCACCATAAAGCCACCTGTCGAACTGCCCAAGTGAAACATCATTCTCCATGCACCATTCACGAGCATCTGCGTAGCTAATGTCACCATTCATGCAAAGCTCGACCACATCACGCAACGTAGCGTTCGGCTTGATCAGGATATCTTTTTGAAGCTCGTAATCCTCAAAATACAAGTCCTCGCGTGACCCGTCAGCCCTGTGAATAACTTGCGCAAAGGGTTTGCCATCCGCATAAAGCGTCGTAATATCCTCATCAATGTCGATTCGAGGACAGTCGTACCTCCATATGGCCTCAACAACTTCTTCATAGTCAATCATATCGCACCTCACAGCAGAATCCGGAACAAAATGAACCAGATCGCCTTCAGCGTGAACACAATAATGATCAGCCATGCGCAAATAACCAGCGTTGCCGCCAGAATATGACCCAGCATATGGCCGATCTTCTCCCAAACATCATTCATCCTTATCAACCCTTTCGAGACCTGTAAAATATCCAATGCCAATATGACCACCATCGCAATAATGAATTGGGCGGAACGCCATCAGACCGGCCAGATTGTTCTTCGCATCTTCGAGATTACAGTAGGGATGCCCATCGTTAAATTCCCTCTCGCAAAATCGACACTTGTAAGTCGGATAATAAAACGGCTTCACCCCACACACCTCCTCGCCGCATCCAGACGGCTCTCCGCAGCGTTAAGCTCGAAGATAGCAGCCGTGATAAACTCCGGATCGCAGTTCTCAAAGTGGTTCCGGGCCACCTCAAGGTCCCGCATGGCATCTTTCAGCGTGTTGACTGTCGAAACCATCGGTTCTGTCCAGAGTATCTTTTTGGCGAAATCAACGATTTTTCGCAGCATTTCTACACCTCCACATCTTTGTAACCTGACGAGCCGTGAGCCAGCCCTCAACATCATCAAGGCCAAATGCCTGCCTACCCATCACCTCGATAAGCCCCTGCTCAAAGCCATAGGAACCCCAACCCCAAATGCCATCCCAGATACGATTTCCAGCAGCATCATATGCAGTGATTTGCTCACCACCATCGTGTCGTCCGCCCGGAAGATACTCCGGACAGTCCGGTCTGTCCATCTCTGGCCAGCGACGTTCATAAGTATGCGGAACCTTAGCATGCTTCAGCAGAATATCCAACTTCTGCATCTCGGTCATGTGATTCCAAACCCGGAGTTTCCAGGTTTTCTTAGACATGTTTCTCATTTAATTTTCACCTTTGCTTCCTCGAACTTCAGAGGTTTCACCGTACCCTCCCGCGCACACTCCGTCAGGAACTCGTTGCAGGGTTCATCCGTCTCCAGCACCTTGAAGCTCTTGCACTTCGGGCAGTAGGTCGCATAGTCCACTTCGCGCATCCAGTCACTCATTTGTTCCTACCTCCGTAAAGCTAGTAATTTTCATGCAATGGCTGCACCGTCCAAGAACGGAATCACTAATCGGTGACGACTTTTCCATAGCGGCCTCCCATTGTTTTTTGGTGATAATAAATTGAGCACCGCACGTGTTACAACTGATGCATATAGCCGGTTCGCGAATATCGTCCTCGCATTCAATGCTTTCTGACTTTGTATCCAGCGTAGGTAACTTCCACCTATCATCCAGCTCCGGGTGCGTCTCCCGCTGGTTCAGTGCCCAGAGCAGGTTCCAACAGGCAGCTCGCAGGTGGTCCTCGTCGTCCATTCCGACCATGTACTTTGCGAGGTGCCGAGAAGCGCTGTCCAGCAGCGAATGCAGCGGAATACCCTTGTCCACATTGTGTTCGCCATACTTCAGTGCGCCCTCTTCGCAGTGCTTGCTGACTTCCATGATGCCATACCAAGGCAGAAGGTCCATCCGTCCCTTCCCTGCGTGCATGTCACGCTTTGCACCAGTTTCAAATTCGGTGCGATCTCCAGAATCCTTAATCATTTGTTTGCCTCCTCCAATTCTTTGATGCGAGCCCCAAGTGCACCAACCGTTGATAATAGGCCCATGAAATGAGCGAAATTCTCATCGGTGTGCATCTTGAGAATGATTGCAGCACAAATTGGATTTTCTCTTTTGTATTCTGCAATCACTTGGTTGTAATTATCAATCTGGTTTTGCAACTCTTCGATGCTCGTGCATTCGCCTACGTCATGGATTGTTTCGATCATCACTGTCCTCCATAAAATTTCCTCTCGTTAAACGCTTTCTTCGAGTTCAGGGCTCTCGAAATTGCCAGATCAATACCGCTCCTACTCTTCAGATGGTAGTAGTACAGATCCTTGTACGGTGTATTCAGCCGGTCGATACGCCCCGAGGCCTGCTCCATGATCTTATATGAGTAGTTCTGGCTGTAAAATATAATGGTGTCCGTCTTGATGCAGTTCCAGCCTTCAGCACCGGCATTGTACTGCACCAGATACACCCACCTATCGCCTTCAGGAAGCGGCTGATGCTTGTGCCCGTTCCATTGTGCAACTTCGGTGTCCTTGCCATAGTCCAGACCCATCAGAATATCGAGCTCATAATCGAAATTATAGAAGATGATGACCCTAGGTCTGCCTTTGCAAATGTCCAGCACTTTTTCTTGTCGGCTTGCATCAGCGTTCACCAACTTTCGCAGCAGATAACAGAACTCGCTGGCAGTCTCGATTGGCTTGTTCTCCCAGAGGTTCCACCGGTTCTTGCAGATCGACAGATACTTCACCTTGTCGTACTCCACAAATACATTCTCATGGTGCGATACCGTCGGCCGCTCGAAATCCATGTCAACCAGAATCCGTTCCCGCAGCCGTACCAAGCGCTGGGTGTTAAGATACCGATCGATCTTCGGATACTTCGTGCAGAATTGGCTGTATACCACATGCTGGTTGTTGAAGTCCGTTCTGTTTCGATAGAACCCATTGGCGATGAACACCGGGATATAATCTGTCCAGCAGTCCCCGGGGGTGGCACTGAGCAGAATCCACTCGTTATTTTGCGTAATTTTGTAGAAAGATTTCACCCATGCGCCCTTTCCAACGACTCGCTGCTCGTCAAATATAAAGAACGCATTCTTTACGCCAACGTACTTTCCGATATTGTTCCAGGAATCCACCACGACCTTGTGCTCGTAAATATCATGCTCTGGATCTGTAGACATATAGAAATGGGCCAGTTCTTCGTCCCACTCTCCGGTGTCCCGTTTCCGGGCAGTCGTGATGATGTAAAGATCCGGGGGCTCTGTCATACGAACATAATTTTCCGTGTTCACCTCCCCATCGTAAAGTTTGTAATAGAACGCCAAACTCGTTCTCGATTTTCCGCTTCCTACGCCTCCGCATAAGATGCAGCCGATTTTCATACGGTTAATCGCATCCAATTGGTAGTCGTAGAGCGTTACACCTGCCATCAGGTCGCTCACCTCATTTCCAACGTCACATAAATGTCACTTTTCTTGCAGTGATTCTCGTAGGCCAGAAGCGAGATCGTCGCCTCTTCCTCATCTTCGCCCTCCCCTCTGACGGTATAAGCAAAGAGTTCTTTCCGGTGCTTTCTGAACACCTTCCAGAGCTCTTTTTTCTTAGTAAAGTCCGTGCTTTTTGCAGTAGGACGCATATTGCAAGCCCTCCTTGTCTGCTTCGCGCATGATTTCTGACAGTGTGAGCTTTTTAGGCTTTTCTTCCGTCTTTGACATGTTACGCGGTACGGTGTCTCGACATTTATCGCAGTACAATCTTTTTGACGGAACCTGATACATCATAGCGCTGCATTTTTTGCAAGCCTTATCTACTCTGCGAAGTCCGCCCATAAATATCACACCTCCTCAAAATGGCAGAAGTCCGTGTAGTAAACCAGGTCGTAATCCAGCGGATGGTTGTTCCAATCGTAGTTCTGCTCGTAATCAGCAACCTCATCACGCTCGTCGAGTTCGCGGCAAATATCATCGTTGTGCTCATAGAACCATTCCAGCGGAAGGCCGAACTTGTCGCACAGTTCCGGAATATCAAAGGCCCAGCAGCCGTAGTTGGTGTTCTGTGTACCCTCCGAAACCATGTAATCGACAATCTCTTTTACTTTTTCTCTGCTCATAATCCTTACTCCTTCTGTTGTTCAAATATCAGGCTCTCTGGCCCGGTTGTGAGTCATGCGGGAATCGAACCCACCGTACAGCCCATGCTAATGACTCAAATAAAAGAGCCCAAGATTTCTCCAGGGCTCTCATGTGCTTATTCTTCAGGTGTACAATAATCAACGTCGAGATGCACTTTGCCTTCGCTATCCGTGTAGGTGACGAACTTTCTCGGTTGATGGAACATCTTCTCGTACTTCTCGACGAACTCCGGCAAAAGCTCACCGAAATCATCCTCCGTGAGGCCTACAATCAGGAATGTTCCAACGATAATATCAATGGGGATACCATAAGGGCCGTCGAGCGTCCGGTTGAGTTTCTCCATGCAATCATCATGCAGCTTTCCTTCTTCGTTGCAAATCAATGCCACCTCATCGTCCCACGGGTAAACAGCCTGAATCGGGCCTTCCACCTCTTTCTGGAGCGATTCCAGAGAGCAGTCAATGTCGATCACTTCAGGGTAATGCTTTGGGCGAACCCTCAGAACTTTCATACTGTCAACCTCCCAAATTGCACATCAAAAATATAAATCGAGCTGTTTCCTTTGAGCCGCCATTTGCGACGTGGGCACTCACCGACTGGGCATTCAACCAGGGACTGACCCCGGCACTCGAAAAATATCAATGATCAATAATAGCTGTTGTACTTCCGGTTGGCTTTTGCACGAGCTTCCGTAACATCAGGGGCTACGAAACCAAAGTTGATCACATAGCTCGGGATATTGTACGAACGGGCAACCAGGTTTTCGATTGCACAGCCACGGAACGCCTTCTCCTCATCGTAGATCCCGATAAAGTAGTCTGCATCCGCCATCTTCTTGATGCTCTCACCAAGGTACCAGACTGCCTGATTCGCATCAGCCGGAGGATCATCAGAAATATAAGTCTGGATTACCTCCAGCTCCTCGCCAAACACAGCCTCAGCAATATGGTGCATCTGCTCCATGGTTGCTCGGATCTGTGCTTCAGTGCGCCCTTTCATTGGTGCGCTGATAAACAGTTTCTTCATACGCTTCACCTCAGAACGGAATTTCGGTGTTGTCGCTCGGCTCTGCCATGTCTGCTTCAGGAGCTGCAAACCGGGCATAGCGCTCTGCATACGGATCAGCATCCGCATCCTGCTCAACATACATCACATCCGCATACAGGCTGTACTCGCCGGGTGCGTTCCGCTTCTCGACAAGGTTTGCCTGGAGACAGACGTTCTTGACCCGGATAAAGTCCAGCTGGCCGATCGTGTCCATGTTGCAGAGCAGGCGCTTGCCGGAAGTGGTGACCCAGTAGATATGCGGGGGCCACTTGGAATCCATGTTGATCGTCACCGGCACGAAGTAGGTCGGAACGAACGGCTCGTCGTAGGTACGCTCGGGATTCGGATTGGTCTGACGAACCTTCACGCCGAGGTCCATGAGGTGATTCACCAGCTTCATGGTCGGGATCACCACGTTGACGCGGCGCTTGTCCGAGCCAAAGCGATCACGGCTGGGATCACCGCTGAAGTTGGTGGTAAAGATGAAACGGGTATCGTCGATATTGACTTTCTGGCGCTTGGTGTACATAAATATCAGTCTCCTTTTTACTTGTTGATTTCATTTTCCAGAATTTTCAGATCTGCCACGAGTGCTGTCAGGTGGAGAAGTATACCAGACTGATTGTTGCTCATGACCGCGCTGAGGAACTTCTCAAAATCCTTATTTGCCTCAGAACTGTACTTTTTCAGCACATCCAGATCGACAGTTTTTCCGGCAGCAGGCTTCCCGGGATACTTCTTACCGCTCTTCTCAACCCAATTCTGGATCTCCTTGTAATAGCTGTCCTTGTTGCCGCCGCAACGCTTTGCAATTGCCATGGCCAGCCCCTTCTCCGGGTCGAAAACATCCTTCTCGCTGCACTTCACAACGGTCTTGGAACCATCCGACCAGTAAACGATCGTGGCCGGAGGAGCAAAGATAACGTTCTTGATAGCTGCTGTGTTCGTAGCAGAAGCCGTCTTCTTACCCTCACACCGAGGATAGAGCGCGCCAGAACGGATACGCCAATTGCCGTCTCGATCAGCGGTCAGATCACATGGGCTAAATACGAGTTCGTGACCAGTGGAAAGAATCACCTTCATCAGGTCGTCGTGCAGATCCTTCTCAACGGTTCTGATATAGCCAATCAGCTGTCCTTTGGAATCGTACAGTTTGTTCGTCATAAAATATCACCTCACGTCAAAATTTCTTGCTGCTTCTTCCTGCGCATCGCTCCAGGGAAGATCCGGCGCTGTCCAGGGCGCAACGCCGTCGTCGCCAACGAACCAGTTGAAGTCGCCGTACTTGGAGATTTCCTCAACTGCCTCATCGACTTCCCGGTTGAAATATCTTTTGTCGATATCCTCCTGCATCTGAAGCTGATAGACCGCCTCGCTTTCCAGCCAACGGTAATCCTTTG